TATCACGCAGGAACTCGCCCTTGTTGCTATCAAACACATCGAGAGTTACCCCCGCTCCCAGCCCATCAACATGAGTGACAGCATACCGCAAAGCGTCCATTGCGTGATCGTTCTCCTTGCGTGGCTTGTCTGCTTGGCTCTCTTTGTCACCCATCCACTCATACGATTCAAACTCACGAATGGCGTTCTCGCAACGCGGGTCAACGGTAAGCAGCGGCCCGACCTCCGGTTCTGATCTCAAACGCTGCTGCACCGCTTGGATGCCATCGAACACGGCATTCTTTGCGGCGACCACATGCAAGCCCTCTGCCTTCATTGCTTCAATGAGCGACAGGGCAGACGGGTCCACGACAAAGCATTCGGGGTCGAACTTGTCATGCCACTCCTTTGCCTTGCGTGCCACCTCAACCTCCAACTGCTGCGTCTTGTACCACTCGCGCTCAACGTGCAGCCTGTCTTCGCCGTCGATGCCAACGAGCAGCATGACGGTTGGGTTCCTGTAGCCTGCATCCATGCCAATGATGTAGCGGCGTTGCTCACGGTCACGCTCTGCAACATGGACAAGCCGGTCCCAAAGGTCGTACACCATGCCGTCACTGGCACACCATTGCCCCTCGACATAGCGACGAAAGGCCACACCCGTCAGCGTTGACAGGCTTTCGATGTATGAGGCAGGCAAGAACACGTTGTCGCCTGTCTTGGTGTGGATCACTTCGCATCCGTCCTTGCACTTGTAGTCCAACGCAAGCCCGAACCGTTCGGCCAGCCAGTGCGACGGTGCGCCGGGGTTGCACACGGCATAGACGCTGTTGTGCATCCCAACATCAAGACGAACACGACCAATCAGCATGTGCCAGTCTTGCAGGTCAAGTTCAACGGCCTCGTCAACAGCAACGCCACTCAAGTTGTACGAACCGATCTTCTGCGGATCATCCAAGCCGAAGTAGACAATCTCGCCGCCGCCGTGGATGCGTATGACTTTCTCACTCTTGTTGTGGTCGTAGGTTCCCGGTGGCAACACAGGCGGTGCTTGACCGTCTGATTCAAGCAAGGTCCGAAGCGTTGATGCCTTGAGTGTGACGAGATGCTTGCGGCACAGACCTTCGCGGCTGCCTTCAACTTGCGCACGGGCCACAAGCCGATAGCACAGCGCCCTTGTCTTTCCTGCTGCGTACGCACCGGAGTAGAGCAATTCCCTTGCTTGGCTCTCAACGAAGTCAGCCTGCTTCGGGAGCAGTTTGTGTCGAATCACCTGCGCCATCCTTGGCCCTCTCAAGTATCACCATCAAACCTTCCCCTTCAGGTCCGGCAAGCCTGTCCGCAACTTTGCCGTCCACTCGTTCGATGATGCTGTTCCAGAATCGAAAGTCGCCCCGCAGTGCCTCACGCAATGCAACGTTGACCAACGACTCAACCAACTTGTCGCCCGACTCACCAGCAGCCAAGCGTTCCCTCAATGCAGATTGCAGACTGACACCTTTGGGCCTGCCGCCGGGGTTGCCCGATTGGCCCTTCTTGAACTCGTACTGCTTCAGCCAAGGAGCCTTGTGTGGCTTCTCGTTGCTGTTGTCGTGCTGTTCTTCAGCAGATGTCATCTAGACCCCATTGACTGCCGCAATGAACTCATCCTTCAAACTTGCGTTCTCTCGCAACATACCCATCACTGTCGTTGTCACCATATCAGCATCCTGCTGACGAACACCTCTGCAAGCCATACATTGATGCTGCGCCCTCACATGCACGCCAACACCAAGCGGGTCTAGGTGCTTCTGCATTGCCGCTGCAATCTGATGCGTCATCTGCTCTTGAAGTTGCAACCTGCGGGCATAGCACTCAACCAATCTTGGCAACTTGGAAAGGCCAACCACCCTATCGCGGGGCATGTAGGCGACAGATGCGGTGCCAATAAACGGCAACAGGTGATGCTCACACATCGACGAAAACCGTATGCCACGAACGACAACCAGATCGTCGTACCCCCCACTATCGAACTGACGTTCAAGAATGACCTCGGGAGACATGTCGTAGCCCTCGGTCATCTCACGCATTGCTTTCACTACACGCTTTGGCGTGTCAACAATGCCTTCCCGTGAAGGGTCCTGCCCGAGCGCCCGCAGAAGATTGGCAATGCCTTCTTCAGCCTTTACTTGATACGGTTTGGCACTCATCGAACGTTCCAGACCTTGTGCAACTGCACACTCAACTTCCAATCAGGATTGGCCTGCACCAAATCCATGCACCACTTCACCGCACGCTGATCCATTGTGTTGCCGTTGAAGGCGGGCGAGATCAGTTTGTGCGTTGCCTTGCACTTGGGCTTTGGTATGCCTTGCCCATGACCACGAACGTACCTCACCTCATCCGCTTCCATCTGCTTGATGGCATGTTCTGCCACCTTGGGCGACACACAGATGAAGTCAAGCCCAAGGCCTGAGACATTGACGCTGCCGTTTGTCTCAATCGCAGTGTGCCAGCCAGCATCTTTGAACTTCTCAACAAGGTCCGCGTCCAACTGAATGCCCGGCTCGCCGCCAGTAAAGATGACTCCCAACCTTCCCTTCTCGTAGCCACCAGCCACAGCCGTAGTGATTGCCGCCTTGAGAATGTCATCAGCACACATCTTGATGCCTGACTCAAACTCAGTGTCGCAATCAAACCCGCCGGGCGACTTCGGGCCAGCCTCCATGCTGCAAGCAAGGTTGCAGCCCTTGAAACGCACAAACACATTGGCGGTGCCTGCACGCACACCTTCGCCCTGCAACGAATAGAACATCTCGTTGATCCAATAGCCTTTCAATCCATGTCTCCTCTGTAGTCATCAATGTCGTAGACAACCACACTGCTGTCAGTCTCGCGCAGCCTGACCTCAACTACGGGGAGGAGGGCCCTATGGAAACTGGTGAACAACTTACGAGCCAAGTTTTCAGCACTTGTCTCCTCATCAAACACTACAACCTTCATTGGCGAGCCTGTGTAGTCAGGAGGCGTTTCGCCCCAATGCAGATCGAAGTTCTCATCAAGCACAGCGTGCAACGGATCGTTGCGGTCAATCATTAGTGCGTGGTCGTAGTACGCCAAGATCGGCTTGACCGTTCTGTCGATGTCAGCGAACTCCATCGTGATGCCAGCACGGGTCCGCTCTGGCCGAATCACAACTGTCACGCCGTACCGATGACCGTGAATGTTTGCACACTTGCCACCAAGCGTCTGATTACGATGACCAGCGTAGAAGTGATACTCACGTTCAATCCTCACGGAACTATCCCTTCGCTACAGAACACAAAGCGATCAGCAATGGCCTTTCTGACACGATGCTTCACCCAGAACTTGGGGACCATTGTCCAAGGCAACCTGACGTCTACGCCAAGCCTACGGCCTTCCCGTTTCAATGTTGCCCAGTTACTGTCGCCATACGAATCGAACAAAGGATGGATTCCTTTAGTCCCAACCCATACCAACCTAGCGCCCCAATGACGAACCGCACGAAGCATTAGAAGGTTCCTGTTTGGCACAACGATGCGTCGGTCAGTTTCGTCCAACACCGTACCGGGAGGCAATCTGTTCCCCATTTGTTCGATGATGGCTTCGGAACTGACGACCAGAAGTTCTCGATCAAAGGCATCGGCGAACCGCTGGGCCTTTACAAGTTCAGCCTTCAAGTAGGACTGCATGTAATCGAAGAACACCAACGGGGCATCTTGCCCCGCCCTAAAGACACAGCCTGTGCTTTCCCAACCACTGCTATATAGAACGATCTCTTTTGGCAGGTTCACCACTGATGTCCTTTCATCCTCAATTTCTTAGGCCACACCCATTGCAGCGGCCACAAAGGTTTATGCGAACACACGCCGCCGTGTGAAGGCAAGTCAAGCAAGATGTGCACCAACATCCCCAAAGCAAACGACATCGAAACAAACGAGACGGCAACAACAAGAAACAAAGAATGAGTGAACCGATACAGCGCAAGATCAGATTCCTGCAACGTTCCGAGGTATAAGTCGGGCCGCCACCCTCCCGACACCAAACGACATTCGTGCCTCAACCACCCGACATCAGGCGCAACGCACCCCAAGGCCCCCCAAGGGTGTCCCAACAATAGGAACGGCACAGCGGTTGCCGCATGAACTAGAACGTGCATTATGTCTTCCTGATTCGCTCGAGGGCCGTTCGCCACCTACCCGCCGCCCAGTCAGAGCGACGCTGATGCTCGACAACCTCAACCCAAAAGTCCTTGATGCCTCTGGTGTTCAAATATGCCTGCTTGCCTGTGTAACCCGCCCAATTCCCAAAGCGTGAAGGCGCAAGAATCCAAGATGTCGCGTCGATTGAATCGAAAGGAACTATGTCCATTGCCTTGCGACTGGCCATAGCAAACCCATGAACACGCTTGGGGTGTATCCGTCGAAACACCTCAGTCAACCACTGAGCCTTGCGAGGGAGGCGACTGCTCACTGCAATCTTTGGGCGTTGCGCACACCACTCCAACTCGGACCACGGGTTGCCGGCATGGAAGCACGGAATCGCGTCGATGCCTTCCTCCCATTGTCTTTCAAGGTTCTTTCTTGTCGCAGCGGGATTCTGAATGACATCAAGCCCAAAGATTTCTGCAGCATCGACATCCTTGCAAGCAGCGTTGTAGTCA